AAGCCAGTAACTACTAAGAAGGACGAGGAATAATCTCATGGCTGTATTTCTAAATAACAATGTAGGTGTGAAGATTAACTCTGTCGATCTTTCAGACCATGTCACAGCAGTAACAATCAACCGCGTATTTGATGAGCTAGAAGTCACAGCAATGGGCGACAACTCTCACAAGTTCGTTAAGGGTCTAGAGTCATCAACAGTGACAATCGACTTCCTAAATGACACAGCAGCAGGCAATGTACTGGCAACACTACAGGGCGCATGGGGAACAACAGTCACAGCTGTATTCTTACAGACAAAGGGAACAGCAGTATCTGCAACGAACCCTTTGTACACCGTTTCTCTGTTGATCAACAACACCACAGATATAAATGGTGCTGTTGCTGACATCGGCACACAGTCAATTACATTTACTGCTAACTCAACAGTTGCAGTAGCAACTACAGGCACATTCTAAACAACTAACTAAGGGGCAATAGCATGGCAAAGTTAAAGATCGTTCGACAAGATGGAAGCGTACTAGAAGGCGAAATTACTCCAGCAGTGGAATACGCATTTGAGCAGTACGCTAAAATGGGCTTTCATAAGGCGTTTAGAGATCAGGAACTACAAAGTCATGTCTATTGGCTCGCTTGGGAAATAACACGCAGGTCAGGTGAAACTGTTAAGCCTTATGGCATGGACTTCATCGAAACATTAAAATCCGTTTCGGTTGAGGATTCAGACCCTTTAGCTTAAAGCGCGATCTTCCATTCACCTATCTAATTGCTAGGCTAAGCATTAGGTTGGGAATCGCGCCACAGCAGTTATTAGATCTAGATAAGACCATGCTCGATGCATTAGTGCAAGGGCTCAAGGATGAAGCGAAAGAGGTGAGCGATGCCAGCAAGCGTAAAGGGCGCGGTCGCTCTTAGAAAGTCTCTACGCCAGTTCAGTCCTGATCTTGCTAAGGCTTTACCTAAAGAGGTTGCAGCAGCTCTTAAGCCCATTACAAAGGCTGCTAAAGGCTATCTCCCAGATGATGGTCAAGTCCTTAGCGGATGGCTAACCCGTGAAGGGTCACAGGCTCGCTTTCCTAGTTACAATGCTCGCATCGTAAAGCAAGGCATTGGCTATAAGACAACGCCATCAAAGCCTAATCGCAAAGGGTTTAGATCTCTTGCCCGAGTATTCAATAAGAGTGCTGCTGGAGCAATCTACGAGACTATGGGGCGCAAGACTCCACAAAGCAGATTCGTACAGAATCAGCAAGACAAGTACAACTCTCCGATGAGGGGTCGCGACAAGATGGAAGGTCGCGCTTTATTCCGTGCCTACGAAGAAAATAACGGCAAGGCAAGAGAAGCAGTGCTCGCAGCAATCAAGGGTGCAGCAGACAAACTAAACGCGAGAGCAAAGGTGTAAATCATGGCTAATGTAATGATTGATATTGCCGCGGAGTTCGTAGGCAATAAAGCCTTTAAGCAAGCAGATAGTGCCACAGATAAACTTAGCAAGAATGTTAGAAAACTAGCAGGTGCTTTCGGTCTGGCTTTCAGCACAACAGCAGTTCTCGCTTATGGTAAAGCTGCGGTCAAGGCAGCAGCGGCAGATCAAAAGGCACAACAAGGTTTAGCCTTAGCTCTTAAGAATGTTGGACTAGAGCGCGATGCTGCTAGTGCAGAGGGATTCATTCAGAGACTCCAAAGCGAGTTCGGCATTATTGATGACAAACTGCGCCCTGCATATCAAGGTTTGGCAGTAGCAACACGCGACACAGCAGAAACACAAAGATTGCTAAATCTTGCTTTAGATATTTCTGCCTCAACTGGCAATGATTTAGAAAAAGTCACAGCTGCGCTGAGCCGTGCATATCTAGGTAACAACACGGCACTTTCTCGCTTGGGTGTAGGTATATCAAAGGCAGATCTTAAGACTAAATCTTTTTATGACATAACGACAAACCTTGCAGAAACCTTCAAGGGTTCAGCAACAGCAGCAGCAAATACCTTTCAAGGATCAATGGATAAACTGGCTGTTGCATCTGCCAATGTTCAAGAGATTATCGGTACAGGCATTATTGATGCACTTGGAACTCTTGGCGGTAACACAGCCGTAGATGATCTTGCAGACGATATGGAAAGAGCAGCACTTGGCGCAGCAGATTTCCTTCGTGGTCTAGCACAGATTGGCACATTTAAGATCAGTGGCGAAACAAAGTCGCTCTTAGGATTATTACTCACACCCTTCCAGCGATCATTATCTGCCGGTCCTTTAGGTGCAATCACTAGATTAGGGGCGGCATCCCGCACAGCACCAAAACCGTTTACTACACCGATGACTATTTCAGGTCAAAGTCAAGTCAGGCAACAAACGCAGATTACTAGATTGACACAGCAACAAGCAGCAGCTCAAGCCAAGATCACCAAAGACAAGAAATTACAGCAAGCAATCGATAAGGCCAATCTTGCCATTCTCAAAGGTGAGGAAGTCTTTGACTTAGATAAGATCCAAGTCGCAGCGGCTCTGACAAATCAGGCTGAGCAACTTGGAAAAGCAACCAGTGCAGCTCAGGCTTTGCAAATTGCCAACGACACTGCTCGATTAAATGTAAAGCAGTCCATCTTTGCTCTTGAGGATGCTATCGCTGCTAAAGATGAAGCAGCCATAACTGCTGCAACAAATAAACTCAATGCAGATCTTAAAGTGCTTGGGGCATTAACTGGTCAAAGTATTAAACTTTCGGACATTAAATCTATTCTTGATAGCCTAAAGCCAAAAGATCTAATCAATCTGGCTAACCTAGATGCAGCGATTGCCAAGATGATGGAATTGCTTAAGCTGCAAGGCACTAAAACTTTAACTCCGACTCAGGGCAATACTTCTGTGCCGTCTGCCGTTTCAACGCCTTCTGGAATTTCAAGCCCGACTGCAATAGCAGAAGTGCTGACAGGCATTGGATCTAACCTTAAAGAGTTCACTATTCTTACCAATGGTATTGCTAAAAGTTTCCAAACCATCGAGGATGTTGGCTCTCTAAATGCCTTGACTAATATGTATGCAGGTGGTGCAATCAATCCATTTAATGCTGGATCATTCCGAGCAGCTGAAGGCGGATCGCTATTTAATTCAGGCGCAGTAGGTTCCCGCGACATTAACATTACTGTGAACACAGGCGTGGGAGACCCTAACGCTATTGCAGAAGCTATTGACAATGTGCTTCGTGAAGCCCGTGACCGAGGAACGCTAACAATCGCATGACATGGCTTCCAGAGTGGCGCGTAACAGTAGGTGATGATGTCTATACGACTGTCACCTCTGTGTCGTTTGCATCTGGTCGCTTAGACATCGATCGCCAACCTACAGCAGGCTACTGCCAAGTCGAGATTATTAACACAGACAATTCGCCTTTTACCATCAATGTTACAGAGCCAATCACTTTAGAGCTTAAAAACTCAACTGGCACTTATGTGACTGTATTCGGTGGAGAAGTATCAGACTTCAATGTTGGCGTGCGCAGCCCAGAAGAAACTGGCTACATAACCACAGGCAAGATCCTAGGCATCGGCTCTCTGGCTAAATTGACTAAGGCTGTCTATAACACGGCTTTAGCAGAGGGCTTAGACGGTGCACAGATTGCAGCCATTTTAGGCGGTGCTCTTAACCTGTCATGGGCAGAGGTCACGCCTACAGTTACATGGGATACCTATCCAGCAACAGTTACATGGGCAGAAGCTGAATCATCTATCGGCACTATCGACACAGGCTTCTACACAATGATCGCTCTTGCTGCTAGTGCTACTGCTAAGTCTCAGACTCTTGCAGATCAGATTGCTAACAGCGCATTGGCTCAGCTCTACGAGGAAAAGGACGGAGATGTTTCCTATGACGATGCAGATCACAGATCTAACTACCTCGCAGCTAATGGCTTTACTAACCTCGATGGCGCATATGCAACACCAAGCTCTATCACCTCAACAACTCAAGTTGCTCGTATCCGTAACAGCCTTATCTACAAATACGCCACAGGATACG